AAGAAAATATTGGAAGCTCGCAAAGAATCTAAAATTATTACTTTCTCTAATAATGTAGAAATGGCAGAAGCACTAGAAAATGGTAATAATGTATTTACTGGTAAGACTGCTAAAAAGAAAGGTAGAGTAATGATTGAAGACTTCATTAGTGGAAACATCAAAACCATTCACAGTTGTAAAAGACTTGATGAAGGTTTTGATGTTCCTGATGCTTCTGTAGCTATAATTTTAGGATTTGATAGTTCTGAAATAAAATCTACACAAAGACGAGGAAGAGTAGTTCGTAAATTTGGAGATAAAACTGCTGAAATCTTTTATATTGTAATAAAAGACACTCAAGAAACAAAATGGTTTAGTAATGCTCATTCTACCGATAAAAACTATATAACCATTGATGAACAAGGCTTAGAAAAAGTCCTTAATGGACAACAACCTGAAGAATATAAATCTAAAATAAAAGAATTAAAATTTAGATTTTAACATGATTTCTAATAATGAATGTATAGAATTTATTGTAATGCTTTTAATAGAAAATAGAAGTCGTAATGATATTTCTGGTGATTTTGTATCATTCTTAAAGAAGCATTATAATATGGAAAAATTCAATGAAAGATATATGATTCTATTAGATAAATTTATGTACAAGTATGCATTGAATAAAACAGAGAAATCTGATTAACACTATAGCAGTTAATTCTTAACTGCAAAAATGTTTGAAAATGAATTAGTTCTAATGGAGAAATATAAAATTAATCCAACAGAACTATTTACTATAAGATTTATTCTTATGGCTCAAGATGGAGAGTATGAACCTCTTAAACGATTAAATGCTATTTTAGATGGAGGATTAAGATTAATACTTGAAAAACTTCAATCCAAAGGAATTATAATCCAAGCATATAAACTACCAAAACCTGGAACTCAATTTATTCCAGAAGATGTTCAATTTAATAAAAATTTTATTAAACAATTTTATAGAGCATCTTTTGAAATAGGTGAAGAGTTATTTGAAGCTTATCCACAATTTACTGTAGTTCAAGGAGCTACATATAATTTGAGAAGAGTATCAAAGAAATTTAATGATTTAGAAGATGCATTTGCTAAATATGCTAAAATCATTAAGAATGATCCAGAAAAACATCAAGAAATTATTGACTTGATAGCTTGGGGTATAGAAAATGGATATAATTTTACTACTCTTGATGATTTTATTTGTGATAGAGGTTGGACTGCTTTAGAAGCATTTAAGAATGGAAATGGAACCAATGTAAATACTAATGCTATAAGAATGATATGAAAAAATATTTGGTACGATTCACTACTAAAGATGGTGATTATGATAAAGAATGGTGTCATGCTACATCTGAAATAGAAGCAGCCGAGATTATCCAAAGTGAACATTGGAATATAGAAAGAATCGATTCTGTTACTGAACTATGACAATAACTGAGTCTCTTCTTCAAGAAATTGATTTAGGTAGAGAAGGTAGAGCACAAGGTTATACAATGGGGTTACCCAAACTAGAATCTATAGTTGATGGAGTAACTCGAGGAACAATGACTGTATTAGCATCAGGTACTGGACAAGGAAAATCTTCATTTATTTTATATGCTTATGTATATCGTCCTTTAATGGAACATTTAGATGATGATAATTTCTTTGTATCTTATTTCAGTCTTGAGATGCCTGCTACTATTATATTTGGTAAATTACTCTCTACATATATATTTGAAAAATATCACAAACAACTAACCATTAAAGAAATACTATCTAGAAAAAGAAATTATAGACTTAGTGATGAAGACTATCGTATTGTACAAGATGGTTTAGAATGGTTAAAAAAAGTTGAAAAGAAAATTCATATATATGATAAATCTTTAAATGCTGATAAACTTTATGCTATATTAATGCAGAAGTTAGAGCAGTTTGGAGATTTTGAAGAGACTGAAAACAGGAAAATATATAAACCACACAATCCTGATTTATTATACGAAGTTGTAATAGATCACGTTGGACTATTAAAACCTTCTAATGGAAGAAATAAAAAAGGTGAAATTGATACAACTATAGCATATTTAATAACATTAAGAAATATGTGTGGAATATCTCCAACTGTTATTCAACAAATTAATAGAGAACAAAGTAATATCGAAAGATTTAAAGCAGGAAGAACCGGAATTCAGTTATCTGATTTAAAAGAAACTAGTGATACTACTGATGCAGCAGAAGTTGTAATTGCTTTATATGGTCCAAATAGAGATAAGTTAAATACACATCGAGGATATGATGTTAAGAAACTTGGTGACCATATAAGAATGATTCAAATTCTAAAATCCAGATTTGGAGAATCTGATATAGAAATAGGTGTTAATTTCCATGGTGGAATTAATATGTGGAAGGAATTACCGTTACCTAGTGATATCTATGACTATGATAAATATGTGACACCAGATTATATAATAGATGAAAATGAAGATGAAAAGAAAGAAGAAACTAACACATTTAAATTATTAATTTAATATGGCTTGTGAAACACTGTGTATTTACGGTGAATCAGGTACTGGAAAAAGTACCAGTTTAAGAAATATGGATCCAGCTACTACTTTTATTATTAGTACGACGGGTGAATAAGGTTTGCCCGTATTCGGTTAATTGCTGGAATACCCTTAGAGATTCTTAAACCACAAAATAGAAGGTAACTTCAAGTTTGAAGGTCTAAAAATTAAGAATATTGGGTGATCAGCAGCGAAGCTTCCTATTAAAGCATAATTAGGAAGAACGTTCAACGACTATCCGCGTTGTTGCGGAGTACAAATAAAAATTTACCACTTTTATTTGGAAATGCCGAATTTGATTGTATATTAGTAAAAATTAAAATTTTATTAATATATGAAAAAATACAAAATTTACAAATTGGTTGATCCTAGATTTTAGGATGAAGAAGACCCTAAAAAGGTAAGATATATTGGGTGGACAAATAAAAAATTATATGATAGATTAGGAAATCATATGACAGAAGCTAGACATGATACTACTCAACAACATACACATAAAAATAGATGGATAAATAGTCTTTTAAAATTAAATTTAAAACCAGAAATACAATTAGTTGATGAAACAGATGATCCAGAAGAAATAAAATTAATGGAAATTAAGTACATTAAGCAATTTAGAGATGGTGGATTTTTATTAACTAATGCTACTTTAGGAGGAGATGGAATGTTAGGAAGAATAGTTCCTGATGAACAAAAGGCTTTATTTGAAAAAGCTATTGATGTTTATTCTAAAAATGGAGAGTTTTTAGGAACAGTAAAATCCCAGAAAGAATGTGAAAAACAATTTGGAGTAGATTCTGGAAAAGTTTCCAATGTATGTAATGGAAAAAGAAAATCCACTGGAAATTTAGTATTCAGATTTAAAGGAGATCCATTTGATAAATATGAAACTAAATCTATGAAGGGAAAAAATCAAAAGAATAGAATTCCAATATATAAAGTAGATATAAACGATACTATATTAGAAGAATATTCATCTATTGCAGAATGTGCAGAAAAAGAAAATATAAATAAATCTACTTTAGAATCTTATTTAAGGCAAACTAAATATGATTCTAGAGGAAAACGCAGAATTTGTAAAGGACAGTATTTTATCAAAAAGATATAGTCTAATCCTACATGAAAATGTAGGGTATATCATAACTCTGGTAAAGTTTATAACAAAAATGATATACAAATAAATGAAACCATTGCCATTCAGAGCTTGGCGTAAAAAGTATGTTCCTATTGTAATCGAAAGAGACGAGAAGGATAAAATTAAATCCGTTACTGGAAATTATTACACTAGTTCTAATTGGGAAAAGATATTGAAAATCCTAAAGATTATCAATAAATTAATGCCTCATATTAAGACTGTTATTATTGATGATATGCAGTATATATTAAGTTATGAATTTGTTGATAGAGCAACTGAGATAGGATATAGTAAATTCTCTGAACTTGCTCAGCATCTTATGGAAATCTTACGATATGCAGAACAAATGAGAGAAGATTGTACTATGTGTTTCTTAACTCATAGTGAAAATGTTGGAACCGAAATTGATCCTAAGTATGTAATCAAAACTATTGGAAAGTTGTTAGCTGAAAAAGTAACTCTTGAAGGATTGTTTACATATATGTTCTGTACTAAAGTAGAAGAAGGAGACGATGGTAAGATGCAGTATAAATTAATTACTAATAATGATGGTAAGTGTCTTGCTAAAACTCCAATGGGAATGTTCGAAGATTTAGAAATTGATAATGACCTGAATCAGATACTTGAAGCAATTAAACAGTATAATGAGGAAGAATAATGCAAATTAATTCTGCTAAAATTATTGTAGAAATCCTGGATGAAACAACAGGTGAACTTTTTACAAGAGAAGCTACTCTTGGAGATTTTAAAGAAGTAAAGAAAACCTCAACTACTACTAGAACCAGAAAACCAAAGGATGAAGATCCTGTAGCAAAGATTACTCTTCTTGATAACAAACTTCAGTTAAATAAAGCAGCAGTTGAAATGACTGGTTATGAACCAGAAATGAAAATTGATGTTAAGTTTGAGAAGAAGGGTAGAAAGATTACTCCAGTTCTCTGTCCTGATGATAAAACTGGAAATCGTTTAACTAAGACTTATACTATTTCATTTAGGGGTTCTCGTCATGATAATCTTATCGAATATGGAACAGTATTTGAATTAACTCCTTATGAGGAAAAGGAAGGATTCTTCAAACTTAAAGGAGATGCTCCTGAGAAGGAGGATGATATAGTCGATCTTCCAGAAGAAATCTCTAATCCTGAAGACGACGACGATTTAGATGTAAACTCTGAATCTGGAGAAAGTGTAGATTTAGATCTGGAACTCTAATTAGATAATTCTTTGAAATAATGATGATTATTTCACAAATGAATTAATATGTTAATATATTATGGATTTTAATTTTAATTCTCTTTCTGAACAAAATTTTACCAGTACAGCTGGTCAATATCTTCGCCCTTATGGTATTTATAAAGTAAACCTTACTAAGATTGAAAAAACAACATTAAAAGGAAAGGATGGTACTGAGTATCCTATTGTAGCACTTGAATTTACAGGTTGTGGTGATGATAAAGGTACTTTTACAACTAACCTCTTTATTCCTAGAACTGAGAAAGATATGGAACGTCCTACATTTAAGAACAATGAAGGACATGAATATAATAGACCTTCTAGCTTTGAGAACTTCCAATTTACTTTAATGCAAATTGTGCATGCTCTTAATCCTACTGGAGAAGAAAAGATTAAGGCTAATGGTTCTAAGATTAAGACTATTGATCAATTTATTGATTTGATTATTAAAGCTCTTACAGGAAAAGAGAAGGTCGAAACTGACTTAAAGTTAGTTGGAAGAACTAATAATAATGTAGTTTATGCTGCACTTCCTTCTGCTTGTGGTCTTAATAAATCTGGTGAAATCTTCCCAGTAAACTTTATTGGTGAGAATCTGTTCTTTACTAATTTTGAATTGACACAACAAAAGGCTTATCAGAATGCTAAGCCAACAAATATGGATAAAGTTGATAAGGAAGAGGAATCTGCTGATTCTGTAGATCTTTCTAATATCGATCTTTAAATTTGAATAAATAGATTTTCTTGATATATTTAAAGAATGGAATTTGTCTCATTAAAACCAAAAATTACACAAGACTTCATACTTTCTAAAATAAATCAAGAATCTATAATGCAACACTATACAGGACTTGATGTTAGTAGTAGAAAACTAACATTGAGTCCGTTTCGTGGAGACCATAAAGTAACTTGTGCTTTTTATAAATCTAAGTCTGAAGTCTTATATTTACATGACTTTGCTACTAATGAACATATCAATTGTTTTGAAGTAGTAATGAGATTATATGATTGTAATTATTATGAAGCATTAAAGATAATTGCACAAGACTTTGGATTAACTGACGGAGAACATAAAGTATCTACTTTTAAAGTTGTCCCTGATATTAAGGAAACAGAATCATCTAAAATTCAAGTTCAAATTAAAGATTATACTGAAGATGAATTAAGTTGGTGGTCTCAATTTGGAATTAATAAAAAATTATTAAAGAAGTATCATATATATTCTATTCAGAATGTATTTTTAAATGGAGATTTGAAATTTATTTCTTCTCCTAAATGTCCAATTTACGGATATTATTTTGGAAAAGATAAAAGAGGAGAAGAGAAATGGAAAATTTATTTCCCTTTAAAGAAAGAATATAGATTTCTAAACAATCTCTCTAAAAAAGTTCTTCAAGGTTATCATCAATTACCAAAAACTGGAGATTTATTAGTAATTACTAAATCTATGAAAGATGTTGTAGCAATGTATGGATTCGGTATTTCTGCTGTAAGTCCAAATTCAGAAACTCTTTTTATAGACGATAAAAAGTTAGAAGAATTTAAACAACGTTTTAAACATATATTAGTATTATATGATAATGATAGAGCTGGATTATTTAATATGGCTAAAATCAGAAAAATACATCCAGAATTGAATTATTTCTATTTACCTTGGTATTTAGCTAAGGATTTTACTGATTCTATTAAACTTGTTGGAGTTGATAATATGAAAGAATATGTTAATGAATTTATGTCTAATTATAAATTTAAATGAAAGATTGTATAACTAGTTTATTAATTATATTAATTTATATATTGTGTATAATATATAGTTTTGAATTAACTTCAATAATACATCCTGCAATATGGATCATTTCATGTTGGATTATTCCAGGAGTTTTTAGTGTGATGGTAGGATCTATTCTTGATAGTATGGGAAAATATGATGATGCTATTAATTGTAGTATATGGTTTGTATTTCCTTTTTTAAATATCTGTGCATCTTTTATCGGAGCTTGTGAAATTTTATTTATTAGTCTATTTGGGGAAAAATGAAAGTATATTTAGCTAAAGATTGGACAGGTTCTAAAGTATTTGCAGAACCTCCAGTACTTATGAAATGCGGAGGTATGCCAGATATATGGTCTGGACACAAACTTCAATTTAATATTAATGGTTCTTTTGCTGAAGATGAAATTCCAAAAGGACAATATTTAGAAAGAGAAATTTGGTGGACAATAGTAAATGTAAGAAAATGAAACCAACAAATAAGCAACTTGAACTAATAAAATTCTGTAAAGGAATATTAGGAACTTGGGAATCTACAAACGATATTATATCTCCTACACATTGGAATGATTTACAAGAATTTATAAATGCTGAACTTGAAAATTATCCACAAAATATACAAGATGGAGTTTATGATAGTTTGTCAGATTTACTAAATGTAATAAGGAAAATATGAAAGTAACAAATGAAACTATTTGTAAACTTCCAGAAAAAGAACAAGGTTTAGTTAAAGCATTATTAATTGATTTAAAAGAAATTAATGATACTAAAATAAAGTTACCAATAGATTTATATTGGATTGATCAACATACAGAATGGCCTTGTGAAAGAACTGAACCTTGTCCTGACTATTATGGAATGTATGAACTTCGTTGGGGTACAGAGCTTATTGGTGTCGAAATGGATTTAGATACTCTTGACACAGTACTTTGTGCATTATATAATTATGTTGTTGATTGTGAATAAAGAAGACATAATTAAAATCATTGAACACGGATTAGAAATCTGTGAGTATAACTATACACCAGAAGATATTTGGTATAAGATAATTTGTATTTATCTTAGAGAAATTAGTAATAGTAAATATGAAGAAGACGTAGTCACTTAACACGGGAGTCAAAATAACTGATAAAGGAGGTAATACTTATGTATATGATACTATTGAAAAAGCCTCCGAAATGACTCAAATGAGTGTTCAAACACTCAAAATTAGAGCAAATAAAAATAGTATTCCTAAAGATGGAATAAAAGTTGAATGGTTAGATCCTTCCACTAAGAAACATTATACTGCTAAGAGGTCTAAGCAAAAAGGTTCTCAACTTGAGCTAGACGTTATTCATAAACTAAATGAAATAGGTTATAATACAGTTAGTAGCCGTTCAAATAGTAAAATGTTGGATAATTCCAAAGTAGATATAGATGATATAGGAGGAAATCTTCCAGTATATATTCAATGTAAAGCAACACAAACAACACCTTCTTATTTTAAAATAGAAGAAGAATGTCCATTGAAAGATAAACCTTTTGTGACTGTTTGGAAAAAACAAGATAAGGAAGGAGGTAATAGTCCTGGAACTGTTTTTATTGCTCCTTTAAGTTTATTATATGAATATTTAGCATTAAAATTAAAATGAATAAATACTTGTGGTGTGAAGCCACTGAAGATTATTGGCCTAGTATTAAAACAATAATGGCTAAGTCTTACAATGATGCTGTAGAAAAAATTATTAGTAAATATGCAACTGAATTAGATGATGATGAACTTTTAACTTATGATGATTGGGATTCATTTAGAGATTTTCTTAATGAGTTTAAAACTATAGCATTATCTGATTTAGAAATATATGAAGAGATTTAAATGAATAAATTAAGAGTTGGTTTTGATCTTGATGATACAATCTTTGGATTTAGTCAAGGTTATTTAAAACGTTTTAAGAAATTTCCTAGATATGACTGGGCTATAACTAGAAACGTACAACATATTCTTATTAAAGAAAGAGATTTTTGGGTAAATCTTCCAGTAATTAGAAGACCTGATTTCGAACCTAAACTTTATTGTAGTTCAAGAGTAAATAAGAAAGCTTGGACTAAAAAAGCAATAGAAATTAATGATTTACCTAATAGTCCGTTATATCAGGTACCTGGATATCATATTCCAAAATCTAGATACATTAAAGGACGTGTTGACGTATTTATAGAAGATAGTCCACATCAATGGAAAAATCTTAATAAAGCTGGAATTCCATGTTTATTAATTAATAGTCCGAATAATAAAGAATATGGTCCTATTTTAAAGATTGATACATTGGACTATGATGAAATAGAAGATGCTTATTATCTTGGATTAGAAACAGGAGTATTCCAGAATTTTGATATGTTTTTTGAATGAATATTGATAATGAGTTATTAAATCAAATTAAAATAACTCCTATAATTGAAACATTACATTTAGAAAATATAAGTGATGAGGAATATTTTTCAGAGAAATATTCTAATTATATTAGTAATTCTAGATTAGGCAAACTTGTTAAAGAAGGTGCAGAAGCATTCTTTAAAGGATTTATTGAACAAGAATATAATCCTTCATTTTTCTTTGGTAGTTTACTTCATCAACAATATCTACAACCAGAGTCATATGAAGTTATAGAAGGAGTATTTACTCCTACAGCTAAAGCTAGACTAATGGCTCTTGAACTTTATAATCCAAATGGAACTACTCCTACTGATGATAAAATTAAAGCAGCATCGTATAAGATTGGTTATTATAAAGATAAATTAACCGCTAGTAGAATTACTGAATTACGAAATAAATGTAACGATTTTTGGAGAGATAGATATATTTATGAGAACGAGAATCCACTTAAAGAGGGCGCTAAAGAACGTGTATATATTGATGAAAAGTCTTTTAATTTATTAAATGAATGTCTCAATTCTATAAATAATAATAAAGAATTTGAGAAACTTATTCATCCGGAAGGTGTAGCCGAGAAACCCTATAGCGCAAATGAACAAACTATTTTAATGGATGTTCAAGTAGAGATTCCAGAATACGAACCTAGAATCTACAAGTTAAAATCTAAACTTGATAATTTTACTATTGATAAAGAAGAAAATACTATTACAGTAAATGATTTAAAAACTACTAGTAGATTAGCTAAAGAGTTTAATCCAGAATTCTTTCATTATCAAAGAGAGTTAGGAATGTATTCTTATCTACTTAAATTATGTGCTAAGAAATATTTTAATTTAGAAAAACCTATAATTAAAGGAAATTTCTTAGTAGTATCTACAATTCCTGATTATAATAGTTTGGTTTATCCAATGACTAATAAACTCTTTAAACAAGGATTTGATGAATTTAAATATCTATTGAAAACTGTAGCTTATCTTAATATAATAAAAGGATATGATTTCAAGTGATATAGAAGAAAAACAAATTGAATTAGCTGAAAAACTTAGTAATTATAATGAGATACTTCGATTTGTGAAAACT